AAGCCACAGAAGCGGGAGCAACGGTGCCTGTAACAGCTAAAGTAACAAAGGCTGAGACTGCCGAAGGTGTGCAAGTTGAAGATGTAGAAACTACTGGTACGGTTACGTATAACAAACAAGAAACAACTAAAGGAGCAAAACCAACCGATCAAACAGCTACTGTTAATTATAAAATAGGGAAACAGGATCCACCTGTAGTAAAAGAAACTAAAGTTAATTATAGTTTAGGATCGCAAGAAGGCCCAACAACTCGAACTGCTACTGTTAATTATGTAGCTTCATTAGGTAAAGGTAAAAACAGTACCGCATTTAAAATAACAATTGCTAAAGCCGCGAAAGGAATGAACAATGCAATTCATAAAGCAGCTATTCCTGCTCTTGGTTCATTGGCAAATGGTACTAAAGGTTATCAAAAGAAAACTCAATTCGGTAGAGTAGGTCCTAATGGAAAAGGAGGAGCTACTTTAACTGGAGAAGAAGGATATGAAATAGGTTGGATTCCTTCGGAAAATCGTGCCATGATCTTAGGTGCGGACGGGCCACAGGTTACTAACTTACCAAGAGAAGCTGTAGTTTATACTCATGAGCAATCGAAGAAAATTTTAAAGCAGAAGAGTATTCCTCTTGGTTCACATAGAACTGGAGGACATGATACAATTAAAGATCCTAATGGCTCTGGTGGTTCTGGTAACAATGGTAGTTCTGGTAATAATGGTGGCAACAAGAAGGGCAACAATAAAGGCAACAATAATAATAAAGAATGGGAAAAGGAATTAAAGAAAACTGGTAAACTTACTGTCTATGTTTATAACATGGAAAAGAAAATTGAGCAGGTTGAACGTGAAATTAATAAACTTCAAAAGAAAATTAATAAAGAGTTAGAAAAAGCTTCTACTACCTTAAAACAAATTGGTGATAAATATGGCAATAGATACCTTAACCGTTTAAATAAAGAGGTTTCTCTTAATAAAGAGTTATATGGTTGGTATCAGAGAAGATTAAAAGCTTTAGATAAGGGTGGGAAAAAGAATAAAACTACAATAGAATGGACTAATGAAACACAAAAATATAAAAATGGTAAGAAAAATGGAAAAGGTAGTAAGAAACATACTCAAAAAGTTGATTTAGGAAAATATATTACACGAGATGCTGATACTGGTGCTTATCAAATTGACCAAGCTGCTATTAACCGAGTTGCTAAAACCGATAAAAATAAAGCAGAAGCAATTCGTAATAAAGCTAAAGAAAAAATTGATGAATATACTTCTGGTCGAGATAAAGCAAAAGACAACTGGGATAACGCGGAAGATCAACTTGGAGAATTTACTAAACAGCTATATGATACTTTCTTCGGTTGGGAGAATGAGCTTACTAAAGTATTTAATCTAACTCAAAAAACTACAGCCTTACAAGAGCGCGCGGCGCAAGCTGGTAAAAAATTAGATTTAGATAAGTCTCTTGTAAGCAGCGGTATACAACAAGTTAGCAAAGATTTCATTAAACAAAGCCTGCTTACATTTAAAGCTCAAACTGCTACTCAATTAAAAGAATTAAAAGAGCGCAATAAGCTTATCTTAGGACAACAAGAAAAGATAAATAATTTAACTTCTACTAAAGATGAGAAGAATAGACAGGCTCAAATTGATAAACAACTTAGCGCAAGTGCTACACAAGATAAACGTCAAGCTGCTCTTAATAAAGCACAAAGTAAGGTTGATAAATATAATAAGAATAGAAAGAAAGCCGCTAACTATAAGAAAGATATTTTAACAGCAAAACAGAGAAAGAAATATCAAGATACAGTTGATAAGTTAGAAGCAAAACAAAGCAAAGGTAAAAAATTAACCACAGATGAGCAGAAGAGATTAAAAAATGCTAAGGCCGAATTAAAAGCTGATAAAAAGGCTCGTGACTTTAGAAAGAAAAATAGTTCTATGAAATTGACTAAAAAGAACTATAATAAAGCTAAAAAAGAAGTCAAAGATCAAAAATCATTAATTAAAAAACGTGATAAAGCCCAAGCAACTATAGACCAATTAAGTAAAAAGAAGAAACTTAGCAAAAAAGAACAAGAAGATCTTAAGAAAGCAAAGCAAAATCTTAAAGATGCTAAAGCTGGGTTACAAAAAAACGCTAAGGCGCAAAAATTTATTAATGCTTATAATGCAAAGAGTAACCTTGGTAATTTAAAGAAAAGATTAGCACAAGCAAAGAAAACTACAAAAGCAAATGGCGGTCGTTTAAATGCTACTGAAAGAGCGGCACTAAAAGAAGAGCGTAAACAATTATCAGAACAGATCAAAAATACAGAAACCGCACAAAAATACGTCAAAACAACTAAAAATCCGGATGGAACTGTAGCAGTAAATATAGATTATGCGCGTTTAGAAAGAGATAAAAATTCGGGTCTTATTTCAGAAAACTTATATAATTTCATTAAAGATTATTATGATGAAATTGAAAGTGCGAATAGTGAGTTAAAAGAATCTTATGACGCTCAAATGGAAATTGTCCAAGAGTTGAGTGATCAATTATCTGAACTGATAGATAGTTATGCAGATAGAGCTGATGAATTATTAGATGCTTATACTGAAATGCAGCAAGCGCAAATCGATCAGTTGGATAAGTTAAATGACGCTCTATCAAATGCATTAAAGGATCTGTTAGATGAAGTTAAGAAACGTCTTGATCAACGTAGACAGCAAGAAGATAATGCTAAAACCGAACAAGATATTAGTCAAAAACAACAACGACTTGCCGCACTGCGCGCAGACAGATCAGGTAGTAACGCAAAAGAAATTAAGCAATTAGAAAAGGAAATTGCTGATGCTCAACAAACTTATGGTAGAACATTAGAAGACCAAGCATTACAACGTATGCAAGATGATGCAGATGATGCTAGTAAACAAAGAGAGCGTCAAATCAAATTATTAAGTGAGCAATTAGAGTATCAAAAACAAACAGGTATTTTAGCTGCACAGATTGATAAATGGCTAGCTGATCCACAAAAATATGCTGATACTATAAAATCAGTATACATGAGCGCGCAAGATTATGACGCTCAAACCAAAGCTCGTAAAGAAGCTATTGATAATGCGTTTGGTGAATATTTATATGATGTTAATACTTTACCAGGTAAAATTGATGACACTAGAGATTCTGTAAAAGCTGCCAAAAAAGAAATTTCTGAAATATTAAATAAAATTAATACAAGTATTCTTCTTGCGGGTGGTAAATGGAGCGAAGCTCTTCAGGTTGGTGGATTAACTGGTAAAGATATTCAAAACTATGGTGGTCTTACAGCCGCGCAGACACAGAAAGCGATTAACAAGGCTGGCGCAAATCAAAATAGAATGGCCGGTGTTGAGGTAACTGGTGGTGTCTCTGGTAAAAACAATAAAGGCAAAAAAGTTACTGCTAAGAGTGGACATATTAATAAAACTGGTACGAAAGTTGCGGCTTCTCAAGGTGATGATGTTTATTTCCAAAATTGGAATAAAGACAAAGGAGCGGTTACTGGAACAGTTTCATCAGTTGATGTTAATAATGATAATTTAAAATTAGATACTATTAAAAGTAACAAAGCCGAATTTAAAGAAGCTTTTGAATACGCAATTCAACATCAGGCGCCGGGTACAAAAATTAATAAAAATATGAAAAGTATTGTTTCACTTTTCGGATGGGCTGGCAAAACTTTTAAACTTTCTAATGGTAGAACTGGTAGTATGGGCAACGATGGAGCCTTATATTACAATACTGCAAAGGGTAACGTTAGAAAGTGGAACTTAACGAAGGCACAGGACGACACAGTTATTAAATATAGTCAATCTAAATACCTTGCTAATGCTAAGAAAAATAATAATACAAGTAGAGAATATGCCCAAGCATTAATTACTCGAAAGGCTTATACTAAGAAACAATTACAGGGCAAAGGAGTTAAGAAATTTGCTACTGGTGGTTTAGCAAATTATACTGGTCCGGCTTGGCTTGATGGTACTCCATCCAAACCAGAACTTGTACTTGATTCCAACGATACGCGCAACTTCTTAATGCTTAGAGATACATTATCTAAAGCCGTTAGTGGAACAAAGAGCATCTTAAATGATAATAATACAACATATGACATTGATATTAATGTAGATCATATCGCAAATGATTACGATGTGGATAGAATTGCCGATAGAGTTAAGAAACAAATTACTCAGAGCGCAGGATATAGAAATGTTACAGCTGTAAGACATTTAAGATAATAAAAAAAAAGAGGGTTTTAACCCTCTTTTTTATTGCTCTTTTATTAATTAAGGAAAGGCATAAGTCCTTCAAGCTCTTCTGGAGTACAATTCATTTCTCCAAGATTTTCAATAGTGAAATCAAGATTATCAACAGTAACTTCCATATTTAACAGATTACCAAGCGCTTCATTACACTCATCAACCATTCCGTCCTTAATAATAATTTGATCTCCATCAGCAGAGAACTTAAAGTTCCCATTTTCATCTTTATCGCCATATGTATTAAGAATTTCCTGGAATTTTGTACTATAGAATTCCATCTCTTTATCAAGGGCATTGGAAATTTTCATTAATTTATATGCGCCCTGTAGTGGTAAAGATTTTGCTCTAAATGCTTGTGCTGTCTCCCTAAAATCAATGATATTTTGCATTGTAACTGTCTTTTCCATAGTTTTACTCCCAATCTACTAATTCGATTTTTTTACTTCTTTTTTCGGCAACATATTTGCCAATTCCTATTGCATCGGATTCATCATCCGTAACTGTTATGTCATACCACTCTTTTATGAGTTTCTGCATAGACTTCTTTTTATCAGTTCGTGTACGGCCCTTTACTCCATTGTGTGAACGCCACGTCGCAGGCGCGCAGACTACATAAGGCCAGTTATTTTCAAAGCAAGTTTCTTTTAAAACTCCTAACAATTCAGCTAAAGCTTTATATGTAGTTACTCCAATATTCTTACCATTAAATTGTTGTAATTGTATGTCTTCCATTCCTATTAGATCTGGTTGCCAGCTTTCAACAATACTAATAAGCCAATTCTTTATTGCATTATTTCTAGCTACCCCATCTTCTAATTCAGTTTGGAAAGTACCGGAAGTAACTAACTTCTTATTATCAAAAATCGCATATCCAGTTAAATGAGTAGCTTGATCTAATCCTAAAACTCGATATGTACCTTTTGATTTAGGTATTACATTAACTACATTGGTCTTTAGTTTATTTTGTTTACAAATAGGACACTCCCATTTGTCACGAACTTTCTTATAAGGTAAATGAACTCTATGCTTTTCGTCACATTCAAAAATTAACTCTGTATCTAAGTTGATATATTCTTCAGAAATTAATTCCCAATTATGATCTATCGCCGCCTTTCTTATATCTTCTATTTTTATTCTACTCATTTTAAACCGCTAGAACCGAATCCGCCTCCTCGATCGCCTTCGAATTCTTTGATATCATCAACTTCTACGAAAGCCATCTTTGGTACTTCTACCAATCTCATTTGCGCGAAGCGTTGTCCTTCTGCGATTGTATAAGTTTCTCCATGAAGAATTGAATTGATACGAATTGTACCATCATCATTAAAATCGTAGTCTATATCCTTAAATTTAGGCTCAATATTTTCAACTATAACTCCAATTTCTTCACGATAGCCAGAATCAATAAGTCCAGGTGTATTAGCGACACGAAGTTTCGTTTTTACAGATTGTCCACTTCGCGGCTGAATAAGTAAGGCATATCCTTGCGGAATAGCTACTTTAATTCCAGTAGGAATTATAACCGTTTCACCCGGCGCGATTGTAAATTCTCCTGGTGAATATAAATCAACGCCCGCATCCCCTTCATTTGCATAAGTAGGAAGTTTAATATCTTTTGATGCTAACTGGCAAGGAATAGATACATAGTGAGATGATGGATCATCATTCTTTAAAATAGCATTAAAAACAATAAGGACAAATCTGAAAAGGAAATCTTTTTTAGTTTCTGAAAAATCAGAGTTTGCTATTTCTTCTTTTATTGCTTCTGTTGTCTTATCTATATCACTTAAATCAATTTTATTCTCTTGATTTAGGTATCTAACAATTTCTTTATTCTTGTTGAGTGTATCTTCTATACTAATAAGAACCTGTTCTTTAATGACATCAAAATCTTCATCTTCCATTTCCATCATTGTAGCTAAGACATTATAAATACTGTCGTCTTCCGCTTCAACCATAGAGTCCATGAGTTGATCTAGCTTCTCAGTAAGTTCAAGTTCTTCTTTTTTCTTCCTTTCTTCACTCAGATTAATAACATCACTCATCCCAAACCCCCGCTATTTGTTTTACAATTTTAACTACCCAAGCTTCATCAATAATTTCGCCTTTGGACTTCTTAGTTTTATAAGTATATCCACTCGCGCCAATAACATATTCTTTTTCTACAGCTTCTTTTCTAAAACTCTCCATGATAGCTTTAGCTTCTTCTTCACTATTGGCTCTAATCTCATCGGTCTGTTTCAGTAAATATCCCATTATTGTTTCTCCTTGTCTTCTTCTCTCCAACAAATTAAATCTTTAGCGTAAGGTAACTCTTCAATCATTTGACAGAACTTATGCCATTCAGTCAATTTGTGATAACGTCTTGCAAAGTATATATTTCTTAAAACTTGATAATTTGCAGTCCAAGTACGTGTTTGGTTCCAAGCTTCTGGCAAGAACTGTACAAGTGCGCGCCAGTAAGTTGTGGACTTTGTTTCTTTGAATCTTTGTCTTAATTCTTCGCAGATATAGATTATATTATCAATAGCTTCTTCCATTGTAAAGTTAGAACCATTACCATCTTCATCTACATCATGAGTAATTAGAAGCTGTTCTAAACCTTTGTCAAAACTAAAACAATCCCTTGTAATTTCAGTTGAAGCAAGTTTGTGCATTGTAGATGTTGAATTTGTAGTAGTAGCTACCTTATACTGATCCATTTCCTTCCACCAATAGAGTGGCGCAGTAATATCCATAGATACCATAATCTGCCGCATAAACTTAGAATCATCTGCTGTGCCTGAGCTAAGTAGCCTTTGCGCGAGTCCAATATCTTTCTTTCCTAAAAGGAAAACGCCTGTTTCTTTTTCATGAGTACTATCACTCATATTCCAAGAGTTAAGCGGATTACGCATCCCTCTAATAGCTCCATCAAGGTTAAATACTGAAATATCTTTTACTTCTATCATATAAATCCTCCTCTACCTTTCTATATATATTATATCAGAAAAAAAATTTTTTGTCAAAATTTAAAAGAGCCAGCTTATTCAACTGGCTCTTTTTCTTATTCTTCCTTATCTCTTTCTTTATGTTTAATAAACAAGAGAGAGAATTCAATTAAGAAAATTATGAACATTACTATAGTCCACTGATCGATTAAAATCATAGGTAAAGTCATATCTTCTGTCATTAAGAAAATTAATAACGATAGAACTGCTACTAAAATTCCTATAAATTGCGGTAACAGTTTCCTACGATTTTTCTTTATTGCTATTATAGATAGGACTACATATAATATAATTGTAAGTAGCATTAAGATTAAATTAATCAATGCCCAATCTCCTTCCTCTTCCGTTGCGGTATTGGCAAGCGGAACATTTGTATCTGTAATAACTTCTATTGGTTCGGCATTTACTTGAGCTGTTATAGTAGCCATAACCGGCGTAATTACTGAATGAACCGGGCGCGCTGGTGTCTGAGAAACTGTTCTTTCTTTTATTGGTTCAGTTTTTTCCGGAATTGAAGTTGGTTCTTCTTTCTCTGGTTTTGTTGGTTCTTCGGGTTCTATTGGATTAGTAGGCTCTTCTATCGGTTCTTCGGTTGGAGTAAAAGTTAAATGACTTAATTTATTTAAGTAATCTAATTTTGTAGGCTCAGTAGGTTCTTCCCAAATGTCTGGATCGTATTTTTCAACTTTTGTTGGCTCTGGGCCATATCTCATAAATTGATATATCCAAAAAATTAACACATTATCAATAGGTCTATTGTAATCGGTTCCTTCATTGTAAGAATGGAGATATGCCCAATTACTATCAACTAATTCCGACCCTTGATTTATTGCATTACTGAGGGAGACTGGCGAACCTAACCAATAACCGTTAGTATATCCTTCTAAACATCTTCTAAATAAACCGTAGCTTCCATTATAATTTTTTTCTTCTGAAAAAGTATATACTTCATCTTTTTCATTCACCGTTACAGTTTCCCATTCTAACAGAATAGTTCTATTTAACAATTCTTCAGCTAATGAAAATCCCTCATTTGAGATACTAGTAGTATCATAATAATACTCTTCCATTCCCATATCTGTAAAGACATGAAGATTAACTATTTTATAATTATTTTCTGTAGGATTTTCTGATTTTTCTACTTTAATTGTTTTTGGTTCAACTGTTTCATCATCAAACGTAGTCGGCGCGCCGTCGACATCTGTAGTTGAATCTTCTAATTTACTTTGGCTATCATTTTCAATTCTTTGATTTAGCTTTTCTTGTTTCTCTAATTGTTTCTGATTTTCAACTACTTTTTCTTCTTCTTGGCTGTTATGCTCAGTAACTTCTTCTTTTCTTACTTCATAATTTTCTAATTCTTTGGTATAGGTATCATCAACTTCTTTATTATACTCATCAACTTTTTGATTATATTCATCAACTTCTTTATTGTATTCATTTACGCTTTCTTCTGTTTGAACCTCTGGTTTAATTGGCTCAGTAGGTATTTTAGTCGCAAATGAATAAGTAGGAATAGCAAAGATTAAAGATAATCCCACTATCACACTTAAAACTTTCTTTTTCAATTTAACATCACCTCATTTTTCTCTGCGGCGAATCCTTCTGCATAGCCTGCTGCGTGCTGGCGCCGCATCTCTTCCTTTATATTTTGCAACACATCGGGAAAAAGACTTCCTACTATAAATTCAAAAGCAACTTGATCTTCATCATTCAAGTTTTGTTTCTCCAATATCTCGCATATCTTTTTTAACTTTTTATAACTTACAGTAATATGATCCATGCTCCCTCCTGTGCAAATAAGTTTTAGAAGAAAAAATGTTAAGTGCGATGGTAACCAAATTAAACGTTACGAAAACCGTCGCTTTCAGTTCCGATCGAAAAATAAAATTACTTAATGAGGCGTCTAAAACTTATTTCAACTTTTATTTACACTGATAACTTATGCCATAAATTACCATCTTCTGCATCCTTTTCCCATACTCGTTGGTTTGTACTACCGCGCAAAGGTAAACCTATTTGTCTTTTTTCTTCTATAAAAGGACCATCAATTAGGTAATTTATGTTTTTTAATATTGATGATATATACCTATTACCTTTATTTAATTGCTCAAAGTAGTATCCAGTCCACAAAAAAATATCTATTGTAGGATATTTGTCTCTAACTTTGGTAATAATATCTTCTGTCATCGGAAGGTTATCTTCCGCTAATGGCTCTCCACCTAAAACGGAGAAGTTTCGAGTTATTCCATTAGCGGAAATAGCCTCCAAAATTTCTTTAATTATAAAATCGTCATATAAATTTCCAGTATTAAATTCCCAAGTTTCGGGATTAAAGCATCCTTTACAATGATGAGGACATCCTTGAACGAAAAAGGAAACACATATTCCGAAACCATTGGCAATATCATTTTTTATAAATGAATTGTAATACATTTTATTCCTACCTTATAATTTTTTACTATGTTTAAATCTATCTTCTGTTTCTTTTTGTTTTCCGTAGTTAAAAGCTGTTTTGTAGTCACCAGTTAAGTATCCAGTAACTCTTCTTAATCTTTGAATTTTCGAGCTGCCGCACTCTGGACAAGTCTCTCCAATTTCACCAGTCCAACCGCACTCAAGACAAGTATCATTAGGAACATTAATTGCAAAGTATGGAATATCTTTATCCATAGCATAGTTTACAATTTGCTCTAAAGCGTCAAGATTATTTAATATCGCGCCTTCTAATTCAACATAAGTGATACAACCTGCACTAGAATAACCAGTCAGCTGACTTTCAATATCAATCTTATCAAATGGACTAATCTCTTTCCATACTGGTACATGAATCGAATTTGTGAAGTACTCTCTGTCACTAATGTTTGGTAGTTCTCCGAAATCTTCTTTAAAGTGTTTCATAGCTGTGTAGCACAGGTTTTCTGCCGGAGTATAATAAACTCCGAAGTTCAGCTTATATTCTTGTTTGAACTGCGCGCATCTATCTTTAAAGAGTTGCTCAATACGCTTAGCAAGTTCCATACCCTTTTCTTCTGTGTGATCACAACCAATTAAGATTTGAAGACACTCAGCTAACCCAAGCTGCCCAATAACAAGTGTACCATGTTTTAAAGCTGAACGAATACCTTCTTCTGGCTTATACCCAAGCATTGTACCATTCTCATACATAAACTTAGCGGATGAAGCATCCTGCGCGCAGATATATTCAAATCTTTCGATAAGCATATCTTTTGCTTCGCAAATTTTTTCATCGAGTAGAGTCATAAAACTTTCTACATCGCCAGCTTCCATAGCAAGAGTAGGAAGAATAATTGTAACTGGACAAATATTTCCTCTACCATCTTTCATCTGCGGATTAGTACCAGGTTCTGCATTTATGTCTGCTCCGTTTGCCGTTCTGCATCCCATTGTAGAGAAATAGGTTCTTGGATCGTTTTTATCATAACCCGCGTTACCCGACCAATCGCAATTTGCATAGTTTGGATACAGACGGCGCGCCGTTGACTCTAATGCGAGTCGATACAAGTCGTAGTTTGGATCACCTGGCTTACGATTTACCTCTTTCATTAACTGAAAGATTCCGCAAGGGAAAATTGGTGTCTTGTGGAGCTTACCCACGCCTTTAATAGAACCTTCTAGTAAAGCTTTAATTACTAGTCTACCTTCCGGTAGGGTACAAGTTCCATAATTAATACTTGTAAAAGGAAGTTGATTGCCCGAACGAGATTGAAGAGTATTGAGATTATGATACATTCCCTCTACAGCTTGTTGGGTTTCTCTTTTTGTCATATCCATAGCATAGTTGTATGCTTTATAATAGTTTTTATAGAGAAGATGATCAATAGGACAATCTTTAGGAATTTCTTCCATTATCTCATCAGCATCAGCTCTATTTAAAGCATATACCAAACCATCTTTATAATGTTTTCTAAAACTTTTTCTTACATAAGGAACCATTGTCCAATCAAGGTGAGTTGCAGCTACTCCTCCAAACTGTTGAAGAGATTGAAGCTGAAAAATAACTGCCACTAATTGCATCGCTGTATTAATAGAATTTGCAGGGCGCACATCCGTCTGACGGGTATTGAAGCCTTCTGCAAGTAATTTATCAAAAGGAATTGATAAACAGTTGTGCATACCCATAGCGTAGCTATCTAAATCATGGATATAAATTTCATTATTAAGATGATTACTGCGTGCCATTTCGCTCATCAGATTATCTAAAGCATATTGTTTAAATAAAACCGAATCTGCTTCTCCTCTGCGGCCGCCGAATGAGTATTCGTCTACATTAGCGTTTTGATTGACTACGTCTTTCGCCGCAAGTTTCGCAGCCATCTTATCCATCATTTGTGTATTCCAGTTTCTTTTTCTTGTTCTGGCGTCTCTATAAGCAATATAAGCTCTGGCTACATCTTTTCTTTTTGTAGACATGAGTCCTCTTTCAACCATGTCTTGGATTTCTTCAACTGATAAATCTCTTTTGTCATTTTCTTCTTCAATAAAATTAGCTATTTTATCCGCTTTTATTTCTGCATATTCAGAAACTTCTCCATCAATAGCAATAAAAGCCTTAAAAATAGCTGTTAAAATTTTTCTTCGATTAAATGGCACAATGCGGCCATCCCTCTTTATAACGTTGTACATAAAGACCTCCTAATTAGTTACATATTTTAAGGAAGTGAAATAGATTTAGTCTTCCTCTAGATCACAATAAATACATTTACCGTTTTTAAACTCATGCTTACATTGAGCTTGTAGTTCTTCATTTTCTGCCATTAGTTCCGCGGCCTCGGCTTGAAGAACGAAGATGCCGGGATTGTAAATTTGATTAATTCTTTCTTTATTGAAAAGAATTTTTTGTCTAATTTCTTCTCCTGTCATTTCTCTTCTCCTTCGTACTCATAGAAAAGCTTAAATAATTCATAGTTTTCTTGAGCAATAAATATAAAACTTTCTTTTACATCATCGAGAGTAATTCCTTCCATATCCTCTTCTCTTAAATAGTAAAACTTTAAATACTCATAAAAAGTTTCAAAAAGAACTCTTTTTCCCATTACAACTCGCCCTTTGCTTCGAGCATAGCTGTTAATGAGAGTAATAAAATTTTCCCATTCAATATTTGGAAAGAAGTCTCCATTATATGTAAGTGAAAATTTTCTTAGTATGGTACGTAAAAAATATAATTGTTTATAAATGGTTGTGGCTTTTGATAGGAAGTCTTTATATGTTATATTTTTAGAAATATCACAAGCTATATTTTCAAAATGAAGTCGATCTTTATTTGCAATTAGGAATTCCATATCTTCTTCTGTCAATATCCGTTCTATGATAAACTTGACTCTGTGTTGATAGTAAGTAAAGTTTAACCATGGCTCTAGCGCCCGCGCCGTAGGAACCCTAATTGGAAACTTAAAAAGCAAGGGTTTACTTGTTTTTCTGTGTGGTACAGCGGTTAAGTCTTTTAATACCTCTATTGCATCTTTTACTTTTCCAATATCATAATCGTAAATAGATATAGACTGGCGTGTGGTTCGACCGGCTACTTGCTTTTCAAAGTCTTTCCAAACAGTTTTTCCATCTAAGGATAGGCGCAGATGCTCCGCATACAATTGACTTTTATAAAACTCTCGCTGATCTCTTGTCAGTTCATATCTTTCAGGAAACCTATTATATAAATAAGTATCCGGTACCTGACTTTCAATAGCTAAATCCATAGGAAAATATTTCTTCGGAGAAAAAAATCTGCCTACAGTTTGAATGTTACGATATTGATATATGGGGTAGTTAAAATACTCATCTATTCTATCTTTTCCTACAATAAAATGATTGAAACGCTCTGGGTGAAATAGCATTGAATAAGCTACTATTTCACCCTTATTTTTATAATAAGAAGAGAGTTTCATTAATTCTAAATTAAACATTGGCGCGCTATTACGAATATCACAGTCATATATTCCATAGCTCATTTATTTTTCCTCATACTCTCCTGGAGCAAGTTTATAGGTTGAAATACTACGAGTTGGGATAGAAAAGTCAATATTAACTTCTCCATCCGCGCCAATATTAATACTTAAATCTCTTTTTGCTTCTTTTGCCAGCCGCAATAAGAGTTCAATATCTTTAACGTAAAGCAAATCTGTCATCACTATTCTACCTCCGTTCTCTCTTCCAAAGTTGAAATATATCCATTCTTGTCAATATCTGTTATTAGTTCTACCAAATGATATGGTGTTCTACTATATTTTTTTGCAAGGAAAGAATCTTCTTTTCTTATTCCAGTTACAATAATTTTATTACCACGACTAAACCATGAGTTTTCAATTACTTTTTTAGTTCCATCTGGCTGCTTTTGAGATAATCTTTTATCATAATAACCAAACGCATCACCATAGATACGAACTGTTACTACTCCAGTTGTCGTAAGTAGAGTTACCGTTTTCTTTCCCTTATCACGATCAAGAACCGTTCCTGCTATTCTTCTAATTCTAAACATCGGAACTGTTTTCCCTTGTCTAGTTGTAAAAGTATATTCTACATCGGGTTCATTTGAAAGTTTATTATAATCCGCAAAACTATAAACATTATTTTGAAGATTTTTCAACTCATGGTCATGAATATAACATGAGATACTATCCATTTCCCATTTACTAATTGATCCTAAACAATATTTATCCCACAATTCTTTTTTCAAACGATTATTAATCGCATTTAATAACTCTTCATTATGACTCTTTACATAAGGACGAATAATATCCATTTGTTTTTTATAGATTTTGTCCCAATCTGTTTGCTTAATTTTGAAGTGGAATTCTTCTCGTGCAACCGGAATTAATAAATCAATATCAAAGTTTTTTGAATAGAAATCAAATGCTATATTATTCATAATATAATATTCATTTTCTTTAAACTTTTTCAGATATTTATTATAATTATAAACCCTACACTGAAAATCATATTCACTCGGAATCAAACCAAAATCAATTAACATTTTCATGTTCTGAAGAGTTACTCTTTTCTTTTTATCGGCCGCAGAGTCAATATAAATATCCATAGCTTTTATTCTATCATTATTGTACAACTCGTCAAATGCGCCCGACTTAATTAAGTTAACCATTTGCGGCTTATTTACTTTAACCTTATTCAAGAAATCTTCTATTGAATTATACGGACGATTTAAAATAATTTGTTCAATTAAATCTTCACCTATTCTTGTAATACCACTTAAACCATAAATGATTCTATTATTCTCAACATCCGGAGAAAAAGTGAACCTTGATTTATTAATATTTGTTGCTACAATATCAATACCTTCACTTTTCATTTTACCAATAGCTGTGGCTATTTTACCATAGTTTGTGGTTTTAGTTTTCTTTTTAGCTTTTGTAGTTTTTTCTTCTACTTCTTCTTCATCATCCTCTTCTTCAATAGAAAAATCTTCTATATCATCATAATAAACTTCTTCTATAACTGATTCTTCTTCTTCCTCTTCTTTCGTTGATTCATTTCCACCACTATCACTAATTAAACAAGCACAATTCCAAAGAATTGTCGGATAACGATAAGCCAAATTCAACTCTTGAAGTCCTATTAATGAATAAGCCAATGTATGAGATAAGTTAAATCCATAACCTTTACTCATCGCAATAAGTACATTCCAGACATATGTACACAGCGCGAGGTCGAGATTTTTTTCCTTAACTGTCTTAAAATATTCTTCAGTCAGCTTTTCATATTCTGCCGGATTTTTCTTTGCAATACTTTTTCTAAGTTTATCTGCCCAGGTCAGATCAAATCCTCCCAACTCTGGGAGCTGAACCAACTGCATGAACTGCTCTTGCGCGATACACAGCCCATAACTAATATTAAGAACTGGTTCGAGTATTTTTTTCGCTTCCGCGCCTAAACCATACTTCTTCAGCTCATAATCCCAATCAGTTTTATGTGCTTTAAATCTCGCAAGTTTATGAGTTGGCATTTCTCCGCCTTTTTCAGTTGCCATTAATCGAATCGCAGAATTCAAAATTGCCAAGTCATCTACTGATGTTGGTTTCATAACAGCTATTCCCTGTATACCAGACTGTTTTTCCATCTGGAACAGGCTCATAACCTTATGTTCCCAACACATTTTCCACATTTCTTTGTTATCTCTTTCGAGATTATAAATACCTACAATTTTCTCATATGTATCTCTTAATGTAGCTTCTTTCTTTTCATAACCATATTCACAAATTAAATCAATACAATTATGAATCTTATCAAGAGCTTCTATTGAAAGAATATCATATTTAATCAATCCAGTATCTTCTGCGTCATGAAGATCGAACTGAGTTATGATTTCCCCATTCGGCGCCCGCATCAATGCAGTTGAGTTTGTAAATGGTTCATCAACAAAAATAACTCCCCCTGCATGAACTCCACATCCATTAATCAATCCTTCAATACCTTGAGCAACTTCCCAAAGTTCAGGATAATTCTGAGTCATTTCTAACTGAAACTGTTTACTAGCTTTTATTCCATTATCGGGATCGCCATAGAAAGTTTGTTTTAAAGTTCTAAGTTGACCTCTATCGGCTTCAATAAATCCCGCTAAATACTGCGCCTCGTCTACGTCGATACCAAGCCCTCGCGCGGCTGTAAGAATTGCTGACTTTGACTTTTCCGTTTTCAAAGTCAATACGTTCGCAACCCTATCTTCACCATAAGTTTTTCTAAATGCTTTTAATACATCAGCTCTTTTACTACCTTCAATATCAATATCTACGTCGAGAACTGATACACGTTCTGGGTTAAGGAATCTCCATCTTTTTGTAGGACTTTTCTCTCTCAATGGATTAATTTGAGTTATACCCAAAAGATAAAGTAAGATAAACCCTACACCAGATCCTCTTCCCGCGCCGACTAATGTTCCAGCATCCCAGCAAATATCAATTATATTTTGAAGATTTAAGAAGTATGCACTCCAGCGAGAACCATTTACTTCTGATGAAACCCATGTATCTTCGAGACAAGCATTGATTTCATCTGCGGTTTCTTTATTCCATAAATTTTCTTCAACTGTACTATTAACTAATCTATCAACAATCGCATATGCAAGATGTCTATCTTCATCGTATTCCGATTCAAGAAAAGTTTTCAAATATGGAATTTTATCACTCCAAAACTGTATCTTATCCGGATCGACTTTATAATATTTCCAATTCAATCTTGGAATATTTAAAGGTTTCATCAATGTGTAATCTTTACACTTATCTTTAATCTCAATTATATTTTGATAAGCTTCTTGAAGTGCTTCTTCTCCAATCTCATCTTCCATATAATCTCTGATTTCTTCATCACTCATAAGATAAGTTGTTGCATAGAAATCATCAACTTCTCTATCACCCTGCTGCGCATTAAGAAACGCTTTATGAATCGGTCTATCAGCTTTCTTTAAATAATGAGCATCATTTGTGATAATACATTTGATACCAAGTTCTTTTCCAAGTTCAATTAACTGTTTATTAACTTGAATTTGTTCTTTATTATGAGAAGGCTGCATTTCAAAATAGAAATCATCTTTCCCAAAAATTTTCTGCATTTGACTAATCCAAGTTTTAATTTTATCCATTGGAGTTTTTCTTAACAACTGAGTTGGTAGACAACCACCAAGACAAGCTGTGCTTCCAATTACATGACCTGGATTTGTCCCAATAATATCAATCAAATCTTGGTAATACGTTGGAACTCTACGCATACGGCGCGCAGTGTACGAACGCATCCAAGCTCTTGTCGAAATCTCTCTTATCTGCTGATGACCTATCTCATCTTTCGCAAGCAAAATAAAATGATAATATCTATCATTTTCTCTATTAAAGTTACTATTATTAAGTCCATTACGAACTAAATAAATTTCGTTACCTAAAATTAATTTAAAGTTAGGATTATCTTTTTTGATTTTATTATAATACTTTTCAGCTCTAATATGACTTGCAATAGTATCATGCTCTGTTATAGCTACAACTTCATGGCCCAATTCTATTGCATAGTCAATAAGTGACTCGACTGTGTTAATCGAGTCACGTAAACGAAAGTTGCTAAAATCTGTGTGATTATGTAATGAACCGCAATATTTTGATATTCCCATAAAGTCTCCTTTTATCTCTTTCTATATATAGTATATCAAAATTTTTATAAAAAATCAAATTAATACCATATTTTTTCCCATCCGCACTTTGGGCATTTATAACGATATTTAGGAGGATCAGATATTAAAACATAACGTATATTTTTATAAATCGGGCCTTCACATTCTGGACATTCAAGGTTTGTTTTACACCACTCGGATAAATCTAGTGGTGATCTATAATATTCTTCTACATATTCTTCCCACTTCATTAGAATCCTAAACTCCCATCGCGCACTTCAAAATCAGTAACAAAGATTTGAGGGGTTATATTACCCATCCAATTATTAAGATTTGGCTTTCCTACTAATTCAATAGTCATATCATTATACTTAGTGAAGTCTTCCATTCTGTCTTTGCATTTAAAAAACATATACGCGATTCCATTTTTTTCTATTTTAATGGTATCCTGGTTTTTACCCATTATCCGAATATCAGAAGGGGTTATATTAATATTAGTAATATGAATTAAAGGCTCGCTATTGTGCTGTCCAAAAATATCACTATATTTAGTTAGGTCAAAAATTAAGTCTTGAATATCATTACTTGAAGCCATTCTCTCAAAATTAACTTCATAGAAGTTCTCTCCGAGATCCATATCAGCCAATTCTCTATTACCATATTCTTCAAAGGTCTTTAAACTCTTATATGGAATTGAAATGCCACAAGCATTATCGTGACCTGCCGTATACTCAAAGAGACCACTCTGCTCCATAAAGTCTTTAAAGCTTTTTAATTCTGACTCGTTCAATCCTCTACTGGATCCGCGCACGTAGCCTTCATCATTTAATCTTGCCACAATAGTTGGCTTTTGATACTTTGCGGCAAGCTTCATAGCAATTAGTCCATTTAACTCTGGAGGAAAATCTTCTTCATCCAATACGATTGTCAAAACCTTATTCTCAAGCAAATCGTATTTAAAGATTTTAACTTCAAGTTCTTCTACAGCTTTATCAAGAATACGATTCTGTTTCGCTCTTGCATTAGTACACTCTCGCGCGCTTTCTACTGCACATTCCTCAAAAGTACCTTTGGCTCCTCTTTTGTGACAAGGCACCATTTCATGGCCGTTAATAAATGCTAGAAAAAGTCTTTCTTTCTCTTCTTGAGTTCCAACTCTAATCATAGCGTTGATAAGTGGAGTAATATAAAAAGCCACTGTCATAGGAGTAACTTCATTATTCATTGAATAGGCTTGTTTATCACAAAGACATCTAAAGAAATAGTTTCTAATATTTTCAAAGCCAGTATGGATAATATATCGGTTCTCCAAAGTAAGCACATTCATCATATCACTTACAATACCAAGTGCGGCCAGATCAATTAATTTATCCGCATAATTATCTTGTCGCAGGTGGTCTAAGCAGCGACAGAATTGCCAGGTCACTCCCGCGCCGGATAGATCCTTATTTGGATAGTGAGAACTTATTTGGTTATTTACAATAACAACATTATCGCTATAGTCTTCCGATTCTGAAAGGTGGTGATCAAGTACCAAACACCAAGCTCCATAGTCCTGCAATCTATCATGGTATTCCTTATCATTAGTGCTGCTATCTGGAAGAATAATAATATCATAATGGGTTTCAGAATTGATAATATCCTCAATAGTATCACTCAACCCATGGCCCTTTCCTTTATGAAGGACGTAATCAACTGTTAGTGATGAATCTATATGTTTAATATATTGATAAATAATTGTAGCACTTGTAAATCCATCTACATCACTATCTACTACTATACAAATGTTATTATTATGTTTAATACCATCTAACAGCATCCGCGCACCTTCTAATATATTATCGAATAACTCCCAATGAAGTAGAGCTGAATCATCTGGTACATTATAAAAATAATTTAAATCACTTTCATCTAATCCTCTTGCAACTAAAAGATTATCCAAATAGTCTGAGGTAAAATTTCCATTAACTAGTTTAGTTTTCATTATAACTCCTTACTCTAACTCTTTTTTCTATTAACTTATCGAAAATATATTCTCCTTTATCAGTAGGTGAATCTTTCATATCTAACAAATTCTGTGTATCATATACAAAGCTAAAATTGCAATATTCGCTATATTTTTTACCTATTGCGTTTAGTTTATCAAAGTATTTATAGCTTCCTGGTTGTTCTTCCTTATCAAAACAAATAATGATTTCTTTTGGAGAACACGTTTTTAACAATAGCTTTAAAGCATATTTATTAAATTGGCTACCACATACAGCTACCCCGCAGTTCGGTTGATTGAAGCTTTCCATTTGGAGAACTGACTTTTCTCCCTCGAAAAGAAAACAATAACCCATTTTTCTAATATTATCTTTTGTTACATTTAACCCATATAGGTTAAGTGATAATGGATGGCTATACCATTTCCCCTCTATTTTAACTGGCAAATATTTACCCACGTTTTCAATCTCCCATTCATCGAGGGCGCGCCCTCTAATTCCAACTAATTCATTTTCCGCATTGTAATGGGGTATAATAATTTTATTTTGAGAAATTGAATAGCGAATATTAAACTTATCCATCGTTTCTGGAGTAATATGATCGTTCAACCATTCTATAGGGTAATATTTTATGAAACAATTTATTAACCCATTAGGAAATGTTTCTAATTTAATTTCTTCTGCTTTTGTATATTTATCTACTATTGACTTATATTTAGGCGCATTAAAAGAATTAAGAGGATCGAAGTTGCTACAATCAATTATAACTCTATAAATATCATTATACCAATCGTAATCTATACCTCTCGTCTCATAGTAATGTTTAAGAAAGGTAAAGATCGTCATCGCGCCACATTCTGTATAACACATGAATAGATGGCTATTGTCATAATAATAAAGTTTTTGAGAAGCCTCTTCTGCATTTTCGTTATGACAGATGGTATTAGTAACTAATCTACCAGGCTCTTCTATTACGTCTTCTGCGCCGAGTCGATAAAGTAATTCTTTTATCTTTTCTATTGATAATTCTTCTATAATTTGTCTATAATCAATCAATTACTTCACCATCTTCCAATTTCTTTAATAATACCTTATACTCTTTATCCTCTTCTTCGTCCCAATTTCTAATCTGATATTCTTCTCTTGTATAGAAACCTTCGATCGGTTCTAATCTCGAATTTGTTATAAATAAATCTTCTTTCTTCAAAGTTCCTAAATTCATTTTTGACCAAATTCTAACTTGTGTCCACTCACCACTTCTAACTTTAAAAATATCAGTTACCAAATTAGGCATCCCTCTATCGTCAAATAACGGCTCTAATACTTCTATTTCTTCCTTAGTCGGTCGAGCCATTATTGCACCATTATCAGCTTTATTAATCGTACTACGACCGCCCGCGAGAGAACCTTCATTTCTAATATCTTTATTATCATCACCTTTTGCATTTAACTGAGTTGAAGTAAACATCGCAACATCCAACTCTACTGCCAGATCCTTCAGCGCAGTCGCAAACATCAAAAGAACCTCATCATTTCTTAAATTAAATCCTCTAAACTCATTTAACAAAGCTGGTCCAATAAAGATATAATCATAAAAAACATAACCTATGTCTTTTGTAATACACTGTTCTCTTACAATTGTTTTTACCAATTCAATAGTCGGGTTCGGCATTTTAACCAAAATTAAATTATCCTCATATCGTTTCATTATTGAAATCGCTTGAGTTATAATTCCATGCTCTCTTTCGCTAAAATCCCCATATTTAAAACGACTTTCATTCATATCAGTTAAATAAGCTAAAATCATTTTTCTAACTTCTTTAAACTGTTGTTCTGTTACAATAAATAAAACTTTTTCACAGCTACCTTGCTGTTCCCATTCACATCTTTCAGAATTATATCTAATCGGATATGCCAAAAAACACGCATCAGCTACTGCGTTTCTTGTCTTACCAACTGAACTTGCTGCGGATCGAATCGTTAATGTTCCTGGCCTCGCGCCGTCTATGATTTGATTATAAATCAATCCTTGTACCGGTAAGCCAATCTCTTGCGCTTCAGCTAAATCATCAACAAACTCATCTATATTAAAAGCTGCTGTTTCTGTTTCTATTTCCTCATTTGTTTCATACTTATTTTCTAAGTTTAGAATTTTTCCACGAATTTCATTCGTTATATCTTTTAAACTTAACTGTTCAAACTTTCTATTTATTTCTTGATATTTAGGATTAGTTAAATCTTCTTCATAGAAATCACTTATGTCAAAACCTTGAGCCTGGAGGTCTTTTAACAAATTCAGCTTCTTTAATTTATTATAATAATAATTAAAGTTTTCAACCTCACTCAGCTCAATAATATCTTGAAGATATTCAATACCATTCTGTTGTTCAAAAGTTGTTTTCGCAACTTGATCGGTACTTAAAAAGTTTTCTATATCTATAATTTGAATTTTTCCGGCGCCATTCCGATACAATCCATTAATAGCTGAATAAATATATTTTTCAAAACGACTTGGAAAATCAGTAAGAACAAATGAATATTTATCAACTTCACTAAGAAATTGAGGATGTTTAATTAAGCAGCCTAATACTTGCTGAATACACCCCTTGTCTATATTCATTAATCATCCTCCATCCCTTGAATTACACTAAGATCGACTGTAAATTTCTTTTTCCGATCTTTCTTGCGCACCACTTTAGACTCTCTGGCACGGCTTTCTTGCATCTGCTTTTCAATTCGTTCAAGAATACCTGCATTTGTTCTTTCTTTATTAATCCAATAATTACAGGCTTCTACATATACATACGGGACAATACCCAAACCACCATGGCCTTTATTCCAATCGCCATGTTTTAACTCATAAAAATATTTCAAGGTAAAAAAGATACCTTTATTTGTCATTTTATTCTCTTTTAAGAACTTCTTTCGCTGAGCCTCACACATATGATAGTCATACTTAACTTTTAAATCACGAGAAATAAAATCATAAATATAACTAATCCAACCCTCATCATCTTTCGGGCTGGCTGCGCGCCAAGACTCATAACATTCTTTATGATAGTACCAATTTTTCGAAGGCATGACCCAATCAACACCTTCTACTTCAACATTCCTATCTATTACTCCTTTGCATATCCTACAATGGACTGGTCCAAGTTTCTGATTTGACATATACTCACTCCTTTCTAATTATATTATAGCAAAAAAATGAAATTTTGTCAAATTTAAAAAGAGCCTTTTCAGGCTCTTTTCATGGAAATTTATTTTACTAAATCTCGAAGTTCGAGGACAACTAGATTAAGTAAATCAACTTGGTCTTCAGTTATGTCAGATATTTTAGTTGGTTTTCCGAAGATCATTTCAACTTTCTTCAGAATTGTACGGGCCATTTCCTGTGAAGCTTCTTCTTCTTTATTTGGTACCAGTTTAGTCCAAATATCTTTAGCTTCATTCATAAGATCTGTATAGTTAAGAGTTTCCTCTACTTTAGTTTCAAGCTTATCAACAACCGTTGCACCATCTTTTTCTTTCTGTTCGTCAATAGCGTCATTAATAGCTTTTACCAATTCATCATAGCCAAGTTTAATTTTAGGTTTCAGATACTTAAATCTCGTTCCTGCCATTACAGTTGGCGTAGCTCTGGTATACAACCATCTAGAACTGTTACCTTCACTATCCCATTCAGTTGAAATGTAACCAATAATATCAACGATTTGATTAACTATCTCATAACAACGCTTAGGCATACTCGGCGCGAGAATTTCAATTTCACTATCGTCACTAGTCTTTTCAATTCTCTTATCGACATGAGCAATAAGAACCAGACCATAGCCGAGCATTGTAATTTTTCTTAAGCAAGACTCAAACTCTTTCTTTGCCAGACCCCATCCTTGTCCCCAGGGAATATCAGAAATACTCTGTACTCCGTGTTGCGCGCAGACAAAAGCTTCACACATTTCATAAGCAATAGTTGTAGTATCTATCGTAATAGTATCATACATTTCTCTTGCTTCGGGTTTCTCAAGCTGGCGCAGAACAAGTCTAAATTCTGTCCACTTATGAACATCTACGGCTTTAATACCACCTATAGCATTATATCCCTTTTCAAAAGCCACTAAAAGATTTTTAGGAAATTTAGAAGCCAGAGTGGTTTTACCACTCTTTGGCTTCCCGTAAATCAATACGTATTTTCCTTTCAAATCTCTGGAGATAACAGTTGGCTCTATATTTAAAATATCAATAGCCATATCTCACACCTCTCTTAAAATCCGAGGTCATCAAATCCCGCACTCTGCTTAGGAGCTGGCGCAGGTTTGCGAGCAGCTTTATCCTTCATTTCTTCCATCTTTGCTTTTCTTCTAGCAAGACCTTCTCTGATTTCTTCATTCGTATAAGAAAGCTCATCTCCAAGCGGTTCCTGAGTACCACCAGTGATAATCGGTTCACTTACAGAAACAGTTCTTTCTCTCGTAATTGCATCTCCGAAATCAGACTCTTCTGTGATAGTCTCAGTTTTTGAAGAAAAGTTCAGTTTACCATGCGCCTGGACAGTATCACCGATTTCCCAATAAGTGGAAACAGCATTAATAACACCATCAGATTCGCAGTAGAACTTAACAACATCAACGACATCACCATACTGCGGCAGCGCGCCAGTAATGATATATCTACCAGTTACATCGCCATTTGCATTAACTTCCTCAGCTTTATTTGTAACAACAAACTGTGCTGTAAAACTTGCTTCCGGCTTCAGCTCGTCCTTTCTAACCTTCTGGAAGAAAGAACTATTAATTCTTGGGAAAGAAACAAAATTGCCATTCTGCGAATAATACTCGTTCATACGAATATCACCATTTGTAACTCTAATGCAATCAGCTTCTTCCTCGTTACCACAAGCCGCGATAGATGTGAACTCTTTTGTTACCTTCATAATTGACTCATATGCCGGATTCGGAGTTCCCTTATTAGTTGTCTTAGTAGCAAAGCAGTGGACCGGAATCTCCAGTACCTTATCTTCTCCATTAATGGCCTGCTTTACTCTAATCGTAACCTTTCCACCGATAGCTTCTCTAACTTGTCCATTTCTTGTAAAAGAAGTTTCGTTAACATCAATTTCTGAAACAATTCCTTCAATTCTTACTCTGTTTTCTGCCTGTCTCATTACCTTTCTCCTTAGTTTCGTTATTTGTTTTTAAATGTAGCGAAAGAGGAGAAGATCTCCTCTTCCTAAACACCTGTTTTTGTTAGAAGACTAATTACTCGTCATCCTCAGTCGGTACAAAAGTCATACCAGCATCTGTAAGCTGAACATAAGTGATCGGCTTATCTTCGCCTTCAACCTCAACCTTGTCTCTAACAGCCAGCTCTTTCTTAGCCAGGTCAGTAACATTAGCTCCGATCGATCTTGCATTTCTTCCAAGAGCTTCAACCAGTTCAGGAATAGATACTCTTCCACCATTGTCTTTAACGTAGTTCAGTACTTCACTCGATTTTTCTGTAAGTTTCATAGTTGTTTCTCCTTTTAAAATAAAAATTAGTTAAATTAATATCGAAAGTCTTTTCTCTTAACTTTCTATATATATTATATATTAGTTTTTCAAAAAGTTCAAATTTTCAGACCTCTGAAATTTTAACTTAATAAATTGTAATTCCGATTACTTTATTAGGTTCGGCAAGTTTAATAGATTTTGTTCCTTGCGCGCCTTTACTCAATAGGCTAATATCATTTAATTTAACCTTGATTTGAGAATTGGTTGCTACAACAATCATTTCTGTTTCATTTACGATAGGTAAGAATGAAATGAGGTTATCTGTTTCTTCTTTTAGTTTATGAATTTTTCCACCTTTTGTGGCTCGTCCCGTAACAGAGAACTCACTTAATAGCGTTCTTTTAGCATAGCCTTTTTCGCTAATACTAACAATTTGTTTTGTATCTTTCGGAATTATAGTTGCAAATACAAGTTCGTCT